TTAGAACTTCTTAGATTATTGAAAAAATTTCATCCTAATGCGGTTATTCACGGTCATAGGGATTTTTCAAATAAAGAGTGTCCGAGTTTTGATGCTACAAATGAATATAAAAATATATAATTATGAAAAAAATAAAATTATTATTTACAGCATTATTAATTATTTTATTGTTAGGATGTTCAGTTACACACCAACCTTTTCATTTTCAAAAAGTATTAGGAGTAACTTATGCAGGAGATACTGTTTTAATTGATGTTAATTCATTAAGACCTAGAATTTACAATACATATCAATATAATAACACAATACCTTATTATAACACTATACCTTATAATCCACAGATTATAATTAGACCAGTTGTAAAACCTAAACCAAGACCAGTTATAATAACTCCAGCAGGTCCCAAACCTACAATTATAATTAAACCAAATAAAAAAAATTAATATGAAAAAAGTAATAGATTGGTTTGGAGGGACATTAGTAAAAGATTTGTTAGGTGGATTAGATAAACTTTTTACATCTAAAGAAGAAAAAATAAAAGCAGAAAATGTAATAAAACAAATTCTAATAGAAAAGCAATTAGAACTTCAGAAAATGCAAACAGAAATTATAGTTACTGAAGCTAAAGGTAATTGGCTGCAAAGAAGCTGGAGACCAATGCTTATGTTGGCTTTTGGTTTTATAGTTATATACGTAAAATTTATAGCGCCTGTATTTAATTTAACAATACCAGAACTAGAAATAGAATTTTGGGAGTTATTAAAAATAGGTATTGGAGGTTATGTAGTTGGACGTAGTGCAGAAAAAATATCAAAAAACATTACTATTACAAAAAAATAACACTAGAATTATTTTTATTAACTTTGTAATATATAAAAAAGAATATAATGGCAAGAATTAAGACTTATTCTAATGACACAGTTGTTGTTGCAAATGATAAGTGGATTGGATCAGATTCTCAGGCAAAGTTTGCTACAAAAAATTACACTGCTCAATCAGTTGCTGATTTTATAAATGAAAAAGGAAATCAACTTCAATCGTTAAGGTATAAGTATAAAAGTACTCCTCCAAGAAACCCAGGTACTATTTCATTTAGTCCTTACAAAGCAAATAACGTGCCTTTTTCTACTATTACTTCTTGGATACTAAGTGATTCAGAATTAAAAAGTCCAGAAGATATTTCTAGTTTTTATAGTGAACCATTAGTTGGATCAGATGTTTTAGTTACACAATGTGATGATATAACTCAATGGGCAATATATGAATGGGATTCTGTAACAGATGTACCTAATGAAAAATTGTTTTCTAATATAGGATTATCATACAGAACAGGGCTTGGTGGCTTAATCAATGATGAAGATTATTTTATATCTTTGCTTAGTTATCAAGGTGGAGGTGATTTAAATTTCACTTATGTACAAGGAGTAGCTTCTACAACTTGGAATATACAACATAATTTAGGCAAGTTTCCATCTATAACAGTAATTGATACCGCTAACACAGTAGTTACCGGTGAATATACGTATGACGATATAAACAACGTAACACTAACATTTTCGGCAGCATTTGCCGGCACAGCATATTTAAATTAATACATTATGGCAATAAATTTTTTAAACGCAGTTGATCTTAATAAGAACTCTCTTGACAATGCAAGAATTCAAAACTTAGGATCTGATCCTAGCGCAGCAGACAGCTCTATAGGTCAAATATATTTCAGTACAACAGCAGATTCCTTAAAGCAATATGTGGCGGATAAAGAAGGAAGCGGAACCCCAGGATGGGTCGAAGTAGGTTCTGATAGTGTTGAAGCTGGCACTGGTATTGGGATTACATTTACTGGTGGAAACGCTGTAGTAAGAAACACAGGTCTTGTAACTGTATTAGATGGTACATACATTAACTTAACTAAACAAGGTGGTGGTGATAATACACAATTAACTGCAGATTTAAATGCTGTTGATGGTACTTCTGTATTAGGAACTAGGTTTTTAAGTAAAGACAATACGTGGGATGTACCCGCTTTTGATCAATATACACATTGGACTTTAGCTGGTGATAATGCTACAACACAAAATATTAGTAGCGAAGATACTGCAACTTTTGCAGGTGGCTTAAAAATTACTACCGCAGTATCGGCAACAGACACTTTAACAATAAATCACGACTTACAAGCTCAAACAAATACAACATCAACAGCCGCTCCTTCAGGGGGAGGAACATTTACGGTAATTGATAGCGTAACAAGAGACACAACGGGTCACGTAGGTGGAGTTAATGTTAAAACCATTACACTTCCAAGAGATGATTATAGTATTGTTTCAAAAGCAAATGCTACTGCAGGAGCTGATGTAGATTTAGTAAATGGATCAGGAGTTATAGATTCAACAGTTAACTTTATAGGAACATCTGGAGAAATTGATGTAGCACAATCTTCTACTGCAAATACAATAGTTATAAGTCAACCATTAGATGTTACAATCGGAAATAATTTACAAGTAGATAATAATGCAACCGTAGACGGTAGTTTAACTGTTGTAGGTACAGGTAATTTCACAGGAGAAGTAACAGTTCCAACTGCAACAGCAGGAACAAGCGCACCTAACTTAGCTCAAGTAGAATTACTTATCGCAGGAGTTGGAGTGTTTAAAGGTGGCTACAATGCTACTACTGATCCAGGTGTAGCTCCTAATATTATTAGTGGTTCTTCCAATATAGCTTTAGATCAAGGTGATTACTTTATAGTAACACACGATGGTGATATAACTTTTAGCGATAAAGTTGTTTCTGTAGAAGTTGGTGATTTTATTTTTGCTAATGCAGCAATTACAGCATCGTCAACTCCGGCATCAACTCAATATACTTTTGTTATAGCAGATGCAAATGTAGCAGGAGCTGGAGCAACAGATGGCGCAACTGAAAAAGGTGTGTCTGGATTTGATTCAGCAAACTTTACAGTATCTGCGTCAGGTTGGGTGCAATTAAAACCTCAAGCAAATCCTTATGGATCAAGAGTAATATTGGATGATGGCGGAAGCGCTACTCCTCCTTGTACTCCTTCTACAAGAGCATATAGTGCCGGTAGTGGATTAACTACATTTACAGTAGATGTTACACAGTCAAGTAATGCAGCAGGAGAATGTGAATGGTTTGTTTTTGGAACAAGTGCTTTGGCGGCAAACGTAAAAGCTGAAATTACTCAAGTAGCTGCGCCTTATGAAACAGTATATGCTGATGTTGCAAGAAGTGGAACAGGAACTATGACTTTTTCTTTTGTTGGGAACATTACAAGTGGAGACTATGCAGTGCTTTTGACTTACGTATAAACTAATTAATCCAATATAATAAATGGCATTAAGATTTCTTAATAGCGGGTATTTCGCAGGCAAGTTAGGTATTGGAACAGATAATCCAGGTACTAAGTTGCACGTTTCTGGTGATAGCACGTTACCTTCCCAAGGTACTGTATTAAAAGTAGAAAACACCGCAGACGCAGGTTCAGCTCAAGATATTCATATTTATAACCAGTACGATAGAGACGTTGGTATTAAATTTGAAACTTTAGGAGGTATTAATTATATTTATCAAGATTCAAATTCAGATGACGCTTTAATATTTGCTGCGGCTACAACTTCAAGGGCAAATGATGCTACTTTAATCTTATATCAAAATCACGATGCTTCTTTTCCTATTGGTGGGTTGGCGGTAGGCTTAACTAATCCTGAAAGAAAACTACACGTTAAAGACGTTAATATAGTTGTTTCAAAGTTTGAGGGAACTAACGCAGGTAGTTTAATGGATTTAGTTAATTCTAATGCAAGTCAATTATATAACGGTATTAGATTTACTCAAGGGACTACAAGTAAAATGGCTATTACACATATAGCTGACGGCACTACAAAAGGTTATATACAAATAGGTAATAGTTGGGCAACAGGTTCAGAAATATTAGTTATAGATGGAAGAACATCAAACGTCGGGATCGGGACGACTAATCCTCAATCAAAACTACAAGCTAACGGAGGAGATGGTGTAACAGTTACAGCTAATGACACTGCTTATAGTCAGGGTTATTTTGGTAGAATACAATCAGATTATGGGACAAATCCTTTAAGACTTGTAAGTAGATCTGGTGACGTTTTTAGAGCAACTAATTTTGGCGCAGCTGTTTCTATTTTAACTGGACCAACATCTGGCACTTCAGAAAAACTACGTATTACTTCTGCTGGAGGTGTATCATTTGGGTCTACAGGAACTTCTTACGGAACTTCAGGTCAAATATTAAAATCAAACGGAGACGCATCACCAACTTGGATTGATGGCTCTGCTATACCAGGTGTACCAGCAGGTAGTGGTGCAGCAGGACAAGTTGCTTTCTGGACTGACACAGATTCATTAGATGGTAATAATAATTTATACTGGGATTCTACAAATAATCATTTAGGTATAGGAGACGCTTCACCAAATTCACGTTTAAAAGTGGCCAGTGGAGCAACCAGCACAAGTATTTACACTGTAGATATTAATCACGTAAGAGATGATGCAAATGTAGGTACTCACGCTATGAGGTTAAACGTAGATTTAGGAGGTGCTGACACTACAACAGCTGATAGGACAAACAGTGGTTTACTTATAGACATAGATTCAACTGCTAACGGTGACGCTTCTAACGAACATAGAATTTATGGTGTTAATTCAGCCGTTAATTTCACTGGATTTACAGATTTAGCAAGAGGTGGTTATTTTTTAGCTGAATCAAATTATACTGGAGCAAAAACAGGACAATTAGTAGGTGTTTATGGCAATGCTATTCACGATGTTGACGATGTAGCTGGTGGCGTTAGTAATATGATGGGTGTTTATGGAACTTCAGCTATACAAGACAAAGGTGATGTTGATAATGCTTATGGTGGGTTTTTTAATGTGACAATCCCAGATAGTAGAACCGAGAATGTTGGCACAACTATAGGTGTACAAGGAGAAGTAGAAATTAATAAACAGACAGCTTTAACTTACGGTGCTATGACAGGTGTATCATCTGTTATAGACAACAATGAGACAACATTTCCTATATTTGGAAATCAATATTTATTCAAAGGTGATTACCAAGGAACAAAAGGTGGCAATGCTTATGGTATATATACAGAAGGTGATAAACATTATTTTGATGGTAACANAGGTNTAGGAGTTNNAAATCCAACTTCAAGGCTANCGGTAGGATCTAACGGTANTACAACTAAAATAGCAACTGTAACTATAGGGGATACAACGGCTGGAGCTTCTCTTACTTTAAAAGGGGGTTCTCCAACAATATNCTTTGATAGAACAGGTACTGATCCTGAGAATAAAATACTAATGGATGGTAATGGTTTAGAATTTAAAACAGGTACATTAGATTCAGAAGGTGATGTTGATTTTAAAATAAAACCTCTCGGAAAACTACTGGTTCCAGCATATACACAAGGATTTTTACAAAGTGATGCAGACGGAAATATAGATATATCAGGAGGTGGTACATTGCCTGGTGGTCCTTACTTACCGCTAACCGGTGGAACACTAAGCGGTCCTGGAAATTTAACAATTCAAGGTACATTAACAGGTACTACTGCAGCTTTAAGCAGTAGTTCACACCCTCTTTCTGTAAATAGAACTGGTAGTAGTACTGCTTTAATAGAGTTTTCCCTAAATAGTACAGTTGAAGGGTACTTAGGTGCAACTACTACTAAAAGTTTAGTGGTTTATAATCAGGCAGCTTCTGAAATTTTTTCTATTAGTAACACAGGCAACGTTGGGATCGGGAATACTAACCCGCCTCAAAAACTTACCGTAAATGGTGCGGCTTTTATAACTAATGATTTAACATCGCCAGGTGCAGCAGGAACTTACACTTACAACGCTACCGCTATTGACTACAATAGTGATGGTGCTAGATATTGGTCTTGGGGTGGAGCTACAACCCGAGGGACTTTTGATTTTATTCAATTAGAAAATGATGGTCAAAATCAACAAACAGCCTTAAGTATTGACTCAGCCGGCAACGTCGGTATTGGTACGACTAGCCCTCAGTCAAAATTACATATAGAAACAGGTAGCGGAGGAACATACACTCCAAATGTAAATCACGATGACGTAACAATAGAAGGCAGCGGTAATATTGGGTTACAATTATTTAGTCCTGCAACCTCTTATCAGTATATAGCTTTTGGAGATCCCGGTTCTGTAAATGCAGGATATTTAAGATATTATCACGGAACTAATGAAATGGTTTTTAGAACTAATGGTAGTGATAATATGGTTATTGATGACGACGGCAACGTCGGGATCGGAACGACTAGTCCTGACTCTAAATTAGACATAGAAGATTCAAATCCATTTGTAACAATACAAGGTAGCAGTTCTTCTTATGCAAATGCAGGTATTCAATTTATAACTAATCACGCAAGTTCAGATAGAGCTTTAGGTGCTTTCTATTACAATGCAAATACGGATGTTGAATGGTTTTCAGGCTTACCGTATAGTGGTAACGATGCTTTTGTTATAAATAGAAACACAAACTACACTGTTCCTTCAAGTCAATCATCTCCAGCTGGAATTGGAGCTAGCGCAGGAACATTATTTAAAATTAGCGCTGCTGGAGCACTTAGATTAAATACCTACGGAGCAGGTACTTTAGTATCAGACGCTTCTGGTAACATAACAGTTTCTAGTGGTGGTGGTGCTGGTGGCCCTTACCTACCACTAGCTGGTGGG